GAATGGAAAAATGATAAATTATTTATTTCAGATCTTGTTAGATTTTTAGATAATGTATTACAAAATTTTATAGATAATGCACCTGACAGTGTATTTAGAGCTAAATATAGTGCTACTCAAGAAAGATCTATTGGTCTTGGTGCTATGGGTTTTCATGCTTATTTACAAAAAAATAATATTCCATTTGAATCTGTTATGGCAAAAGCTAAAAACAAATTAATGTTTAAGCATATAAAAGAAGAAGCTGTAAAAGAATCAAAAAGATTAGCTATAAAAAGAGGTGAAGCTCCAGATATGGAAGGCACAGGAATGAGAAATGCTCATTTACTTGCTATTGCACCTAATGCTTCAAGTTCAATTATTTGTGGAACAACTTCTCCAAGTATTGAACCGTTTAGAGCTAATGCATATGTTCAAAAAACTATGTCAGGTTCTTTTCTTGTTAAAAATAAATTTTTAGAAAAAGTATTAGAACAAAAAGGTATAAATAATGATAAAACATGGACTTCAATCCTTGCTAACCGCGGTTCAATCTTACATCTCAAAGATCTTTCAGATTATGAAAAAGATGTATTTAAAACTTCGATCGAAATTAATCAACAATGGATAATTGAACATGCTGCTGATAGACAAGAACATATTTGTCAAGGTCAGTCATTAAATGTATTTGTTCCTGCTGATGTAAATATAAAAGAATTACACGATATACATATGTTAGCTTGGAAGAAAAAATTAAAAACACTATATTATTGTAGATCTGAAGCAATTAAACGTGCTGAATTATTAAGTTTAAAAGTTGAAAGAACTATAATACCTGAAGCTGAAGAGTGTTTAGCTTGTGAGGGATAATGAAAAAATTAATTAAAAATTGGGGTTGGATTAATATAATTTTAGCTACTTTATTAGGTGGATATATGAGTTATGTATTTATATTAGCCATAGCCAACACAATATGTGATTGTATATGAAAAAGAAATTAACAGTAAATCAAAAATGGCGTCAACTGAAAAAACAAACAGAAGATGCTGGAATGGAAGTAAAAGAAGAAAATGGTAAAATAGTTGTTACCAGAAAACGAAAAAGGAAATAAATGAGCTTATTTAAAACTAGAAATTATTATAAGCCTTTCGATTATGAATGGGCGTTTGAAGCATATGATACAATGCAGAAGATGCATTGGCTTCCTAGTGAAGTTCCTTTACATGAAGATGTAAGAGATTGGAACGAAAGATTAACACAAGAAGAAAAGAATTTAATTAGTCAAATATTAAAATTCTTTACTCAAGGTGATGTAGATATAGCTCAAGCTTATTTAGATAGATATATTCCACAATTTAAAGCACCTGAAGTTAGAATGATGTTAGGTTCTTTTGTTGCATCTGAAGCTAATCATGCACACAGTTATTCATTATTAAATGATACAATTGGTGAAACATCATTAACTAATTTCCAAGCATTTCAAGAATATAAAGAAATGGCCGATAAACATGCTTATTTATTTAAACCAAAAGGCAAAGGTGTTGAAGGTTTAATAAAAGATATAGCTTGTTTTTCTGCATTTGGAGAAGGTTTACAATTATTTGCATCATTTGTCATGCTTTTAAATTTTCAAAGATTTGGAAGAATGAAAGGTATGTGCCAAATAGTTACTTGGTCAATTAGAGATGAAACTCATCATGTTGAAAGTATGATTAAATTATTTCATCAATTAATAAAAGAAAACCCATCTGTTTGGACTGAACAATTTAAAGCTGAATTATATCAAACTGCCCGGGATATGGTAGAATTAGAAGATAAATTTATAGATTTAGCTTTTGAAATGGGTGGTATTCGTGGATTAACAGCAGATGAAGTAAAAAAATATATAAGATATATTGCTGATAGAAGATTATTGCAATTATCTTTAAAACCAAATTATAAAGTTAAAGACAATCCTTTAAGTTGGCTTGATTGGGTACTCAACGGAGTTGAACATACAAATTTCTTTGAAAATAGAGCTACTGAATATAACAAGGGCTCTATGACTGGAAATTTATGGGGATAATATGAAATTTATATTAACTATGTATATTTGTTCTGCAATTGCCCAACAATGTAGTTCAGGTGTTACAAATGGAACTGAATATGATAATTGGAATGATTGTTTACAAAATGGTTATTCTGAATCTCAATTATTTTTAGCTAAATATACACCTGAAAAAATTAATGAAATGCAATTGTTAACAAAATTTTCATGCACTGAATCAAAAAATAAAGGTATTTAATTATGGCTGAATATAGGGGTAGAAAAGTAACTTTAAATAAACCTATGCGTGGAGATGTAAAAAAATTTAAAGTTTATGTCAGAAACCCAAAAGGTAATGTTGTAAAAGTTAATTTTGGTCATGGTGGAACAACTGCAAAAAGAGCAGGCCAAGAAACTATGAGAATAAGAAAAAATAATCCTGCGGCTAGAAGAAGTTTTAGAGCAAGACATAATTGTTCTAGTCCTGGACCTAAAACAAAAGCGAGATATTGGTCTTGCAAAATGTGGTAAAGGAGATAAATATGGCTTATAAAAGAAAAAGTGGTAAAAGTAAGAAAAAAGGATCTAACGGTTTAACAGCTAAACAAATGAAGCTTCCAAAAGCTTTAAGAGATAAAATTATTGCTGCTAAAAAACGAGGTAAATAATGGCTTACAAAAAGAAAAAAGGTACTGCTGGAAAAGCATGCTGGAAAGGTTACCGAAGAGGTAAAGGAAACAGGTGTATCAAAATGAAAAAATAAGGATAAATTATGTCTAGATGTTGTTGCCAAGTAAGAGCACAAAGAAAAAGAAAAATGACAATAAGAAGAAGAAAAAGAAGATAAAATGATAATACAAAATAAACAAGAAGAAAATAGAACAATAACTATTAATAGTAAAAAATATTATGAAAAGGATTTAAACGAGACAATGAGAAATAGTTTAATTGCCTTATCAACACAAAAAACAAATAAAGCAAGATTAGAAATTGATGTCAATAATTGTGAGATTTTAATTAATCATCATAGTAAAATTGTTGATGAAGAACTTGCTAAAATTAAATCTATAGATTAAAGGATATTAAATGTCTATTAATGATGATGTATATTCAAGAATGCTGAAACACCGTGCATTATTGACTCTTTACGAAAAGAGATTGGATACTGAAATTAACAGAATTTTGGCATCACACAAAAGAAAGTTACAACGAATTGTAGCATTTTCTGGTACAGCAAATATAAATAATTTGACTAGAAAATTAAATAATGAAATTCGTTTAACTTATAAAAAAATATATAAAGAAGCAATTACTGAATTAAATAAACTAGCTGGTGTTAGCGCTAGATTTTATAAAAGTATATTTGCTAGAGCTTTAACAAATATTTATAAAGCTAAAGGTGTAAAAGATACTATAAAAGTTAATGATTTAATTATTAACTCAAATGGTACTTTTGGTCAACAAATAGCATCTATAAGTATTTTACAACAAAGAAGAATAAAAGGTATAGTTAAACAAGGTTTAGTAGAGAATAAAGCTATGATAAATATAGCCCGAGATTTAGGTAAAGTTGGATTATTAGCTTCTACTGTACAATTAAGAACATTAACTAGAACTGCAATAACTGAAACATCTAATTATGTGTCAAATACAACATATAAATTAAATGATGATGTTGTTCAAGGTTATCAATATGTTGCTACCTTAGATAGTAGAACTAGTTTAATTTGTGCTAGGTTAGATGGAAAAGTTTATTCATTAGATAATAAAAATGCTCCACAACCACCACAACATTTTAATTGTAGATCAACAACTATACCTGTTATTAAAAGTGCTAATCAATTATTAAATACAAAAAATAATAGATTACAAAAACGAAAAATTGCTGGATTATCTGATAGTCGTCGTGCCTCTATCAATGGTCAAGTACCAGCTAAAACTACATATGCTGAATGGTTAAAAGATCAGCCAAATGAAGTTAAACTGGCTGTATTAGGAAATCAAAAAAGAGTTAATTTATTTAATTCTGGAAAAGTTAAATTTTCTCAATTTTCTAATAAAGATGGAAAATTAATTTCGTTAAAACAATTAGAAGAATTATCAAATTAATCTTTTGTTTTAAATTAAAATATAACTAAGGCCGTGTCCAAAGGAAAAATAATGTCAGAAAACATTGAAAATACACAAGTTGAAGAAAATAAAGTTGAAGAAACTAAACAACCAGATATAAAACAATTGGTTGATGAAGAAGTTTCTAAAGCTATAAAAAATATAAAAGTAAATTTAGATAATGCATATAAAGAACGAGATGAAGCTTTGTCACAAGTAAATAAAATTAAAGAAGAGAAAAGACAAGCTGAAATTTCTAGCCTTGAACAACAAGGTAAACATTCTGAAGCTATGCAAATGAAACTAAGCGAACTTAATCAAAGACTTGAACAATATGAACAAAAGAACACAGAATTGAGCAGAGATAATGCCGTGCGTACTCAGCTTAATGCTTTAAACTTTAAATCTGAAAAAGCTGCTAATATGGCTTATTCAGATATTGTAAATAGTTTAAAGAAAGATGCTTCAGGAAATTGGGTGCATGAATCTGGAACTAGTATAAGTGAGACTGTGTCAAATTATGCTAAAGATGAAAACAATGCATTTTTATTTTCTGTTAAAGCTAACATGGGCTCTGGAATGTCTCCAGCTAAGCCAAGTACAGGAACCAATCCTGTCGGATCTATAAAAGATATGTCAACTGATGAAATGCTTAATGCTGTTGCAAAAGGTCAAATCAAAGTTGACGGCGATTGGTCTCAATAGACTATCTTTTATAATAATAACCGCACAAATGTGCATTAAATAATAAAAGGAATAACAAAAATGGCTGTAATAAGTTCAAACTTTAATAACATTGCTAAAGCTATTTCTGCTTACGAACAAGCGGAAAGAGCAGATGCTGCGTTATTAACATCAACTGCATTAGTTGGTTCTGACGCTAGAATTAACGATTCAGGTGAAAATTACACTGGTACATTAAGATGGTTAGATTTTTCTGATCCATCAACTTTTCATAAGCAAAATGAAACTGCTTCTGATAAAG